GTACCGCTGCGCTGGATGACATTGATGGTCTGGAAGCAAATGTTGTTTCGGATATGCTGCTGGAATTCTCGCAAGCTGAAGCTCTGTCGATGGTTCAAAACAATGACCAAACTTCCGGCATTTACGGCGGCACAGATGGTCTGCGCGGTCTGGATCAATATGCGGGTGCTGCTGCAACTTATGCTGGCGGTTCTGTTACTACTGCCGCTTTCGGCACTAGCGGTACTGGCAGCACTTCCGGTCTGCATTCGCTTGCTACTTACGATCAAACCACCACCAACGCCAACACGGTCGGTGCGGGTAATATCACATACAAGGATGTGGTGAACTTTGTTTATTCGCTGCCACAGGAATACTGGACACCAGATGCCAAGTTTATGATTAACCCAGTTCTGCTTCAGCAGATTCGCGGTCTGGTTGACGATCAGAAACGCCCAATCTACATTGACGGTCTGGCTCGTACCGATGGCATCGTCGGCACACTGTTGGGCTTTGATGTAATTGTCAACAAGTATCTGGACACACCATCGCAATTGACCACTGGCGCGGCTGGCACTAACAGCCTGTACCCAATGTATTTTGCAGACTGGACTCGTTTCCATACTATCGTTGATCGTCTGTCGATGGTGCTTCGTCGTTACGATCAGACGCTGCCCGGCTTCATCACGTTCTTTGGTGAAAAGCGTCTTGCAACTTCGGTTGTCAATCCGTTTGCTGGTGTGCGTTATCGCTCGACAGGTACTTCAACCTAATAGTGCGGCTTCCCCGGTGGCGTGTGCTGCCGGGGTTTTTTGCTGAATTTAGGAATGGAAAAAATGAAAGCCAACGAAAAAATCCTCTGCGGTATTAAACAGACGCTAGAAACCGGCGATAGAATCACCATTGATTTGCGCGAGGCATCTGCGCTGACTGGCAGCGGTTCTGGTGTTGGTGGTCAAACTTTCTTTGATGATGTATTTGCAGCGTTTCGATATGCCAATCCGTACCGTATGGGTGCGCGGCAAATCAAAACCGCAAATATGTCTGACGTTCAATTTGTTGCAAAAACGGGTAATGCTGCCAACAGCACAAACCCGTGGGGCTATACCTTTACGCCCAACAGCGGTTCGCCCAACATCAACACATCAATCTGGCAATTGCCCACTAGGGTAATCACGGCGCAAATGCCGATCCGCACTGCGGTGCTGTCAGATGTAAACGGACTTAATAACGAACTCATTGCCGATTTGATGATGGAATTCGCGCAGTTGGAAGGCGCGTCAATGGGTTTAAACAACGATCAAGCTGGCAGCACGACAACTATTACTGGCGCGACTTTGGGATTGCGTGGTCTGAATAGTTATCCCGGCGCGGCTGGCGCATCGTCTGCGTTTGGCACAAGCGGCACAGCAATTACCAATGGGCGGCACACTATTGCCACAGTCGGCGCAACGGTTGCCGGTCTGAGCAAATCTACTTTGTCGGAAATGCGTCTTGCTCTGCCGGGTCAATATTGGAATTCGCCAACAACCGCATGGATGATGCATCCGACTGCCATTGATGTTTTGACCAAAGCAGTATCGGCTGGCAATGTTCCGTATTTTGTGGAAACCGGCACGAACAACGGCGGCTCGGTGGTCAATGTATTTGGATGGCCGGTAATCCCGAATCCTTATCTGGATGCGTGGACAACTGCGGGCAACATTTCAATTTATCTTGCTGACTGGTCTAAATTCCTGACGATTGCTGACGTTGAAGAAATGACGGTTCAGGCAATGGAACAGACTGCGCCCGGTTTCATAACGATGTTTGCTGAGAAACGCATGGTATCAACTGTGCGCGATCCGTTTGCCGGTGTTCGTTTGATTGCGACTTAATTATGCCAGTTCAAGAGACAGGACTTGGGTTCGTTCAACTTGCGCCGACACGCAATCCGTTCAATTACGATTGGTTTGAACAGACAAATCGTAACGTTTCAACGGGTTGGTTGACGCTTTCCGAAATTCGGGAGCAACTGAATCTTTATTCTGACACAAGCCAAGACACTTATTTGACTTCGCTTGGACTTGCAATTCGCATGGCGATTGAGGATTACTTGGGTGCGCCAATTGTATCGGTGCAATATAAAGTGTATTACGGCGTATCGGCTTTGTATGGTTCGCCGTTGTCGCTTGACTTGCCTGAGACTTCGCAAGGCGGCGTAACAATTAACAGCGTTCAGTATTACAACGATTCCGATCCAACGGTTTTGACTACTGTTTCGCCAAGCGCATATTATTACGATCCAACAGGGCGCAAAGTTATTTGCACTGATTTGCCAAGCAACATAAATTCGCAAATGACTTCGCCCGTGATTGTTACTTATACGCTGGCGGCTTCACCGTTTGCAACATACCCAGTGGTTAAACAAGCTGGATTGCTTTGGTTTACTCACCTATACAATTTTAGAAGTGATGTAACAGAGTTGAATTTAAAGCGAATCCCAATGGGCGTGGATACACTGCTGCGCCCATATAAACCGCTGGTGATGTAATGGTTGCAAGATATGAAGAAGCGCAAGTTTATACTTTGGGGTTTACCACTTCGTCTTATGGCGATACGGTAACAACAAAGACTTTAAAGTTTCAAAGCAAGGCAGAAATTAAAGAAGTAAAAAACGATTTAAGGATTACCGACAAGTATCGCGTTTATACCGGGCTAATTAATTTTGTATTTAATTTCACGCCATTTACGCGAGATATGTACGATAATCAAAACTTGTATTCTATTATTTGGCGCGGTAATGATTGGCGTATTGATAGCGCAATAGAATCAAATGACAGAATGAAAGTGACGTTTCTTTGTTATCGCAATGATCCATCAACACAGGTTTAATAATGGCCGGTCAAAATAATGTCAGTAATTACGCATTAGCAATACAAGCGCAATTGACATCGACTGCTTCGCCTGTTCCTGTGTATGCATCATTTAACAGAAACTTTGCGTCACAACAAAAGTTCATAACATGGAATTTGCGGAATGTGCATCAACCAGTTTATACGGGCACAACGCAATCGGTCAAAGGAATAGATAGACCAATATTCCAGACCAACATATATGCGGGCACATTGCAAGATGCGTTTAGCATAGCAAATACGATAATACAGGCATTGCATGGATACAGTGGGCAGTTTGGTGGGGTGAGTGGATTTTATGTAAGCAAGATTGATATTGATTTTTTATACAACACATATGAAAACGATATTGGCTTGCACTCCATTTTTCTTGATTGCACAATGGATATTCCGACATAACTTTTAACTTTTTGAGGAATTAAAAATGGCACTTCCAAATAAAGTATTGCCGGGCTTTTCGGCTTCACTATATTGCCAGCCAACGGCAACCCCAACGCCATTGACTGTCGCGCAATTGTCTTTGGTTGCAAGCGTGGCTCCGATTGCCGTATCTGGCAACCTGCTGCCGGTTGAGGCAATCCCGGCGTTTGGTCAGGACGATGCGGTTGCAAACTTTTCAGTGGCTGGCGCAAGACAATCAGACAAAATTCCGGTTCAGTCTGCCCCGACTTCATTGTCAATCACAGCGGCTTGGAACCCGGCAGATACAAACCTGCTGTTGATGCGCGGCGATGCGTACAGCGGCGTGGTAGATCGCACATTTGTAATTGCTGCTGTTGAAAATTCAAACATTGTTTACTATGCTTTTAATGGTCGCGTGAGCCAATTTCAAATTGATCCAGCACCGGGCGCGGAAGCAAAGTGTATGTTTACAATTCATCCCCGTGGCGGTCAATATGGCTGGTCGAACAACGCTTAATTAGGAAAAGATCATGGCTATTCCAAACAAAGTATTACCCGGCTTTAGCGCGTCACTGTGGATGCAATCGGCTGCAACGCCAACGCCACTGACAACAGCTAACCTGTCGGTATGGACTGCACAAGTGGCGGCGATTGTTGGCACATCGGCAAACGGTACAGGCGCAAATGGTGTTGCGGTTCCTGTCGAAGCAATTCCAGCATTTGGTCAGGATGACGCAGTGGCAAACTTTTCGGTTGCCGGTTCTCGTCAATCGGATAAGATTCCGACACAGTCTGCGCCGACTTCGCTATCTATTACTGCCGCATGGAACCCATCTGACGCTGCGCTGCTTCAGATTCGTTCAGACGCATATAGCGGCGTTGTAGATCGCACATTTGTTATTGCTGCGGTTGAAGGCACAAATACAATTGCTTATGCATTCAATGGTCGCGTATCGCAGTTTCAGATTGATGCCGCACCAGGTGCTGAAGCAAAATGCATATTCACTGTGCATCCAAGAGGCAACCAGTACGGTTGGGCAAACAACTAAACTAATATCCCCTTCGGGGGATTTTTTACATGAGAATATATGACAACACAAATCAACAACAACAACGATCTGCTAGGCTATCTGCTTGAGCAATCATTGGCTGCGCCTAAAAACTGGTTCGGTTTTCCACAGCAAAAGCTAACAGGCATTTCATTGGTTCATGCCATTGCTGCCAATCACGCTGACAAAATGTCACCACAAGAGATTGTTCAATATGTAAATGATTTGAACAACGAAATATATACAGGCATTATTAAAAAAGGATAAGACAATGAAACTTTCAGAATCCCTAAAAATCAATCAAGAAATTTTGCGCACCAGATCATTTATTTTGTCTGGTCAAAATTTTAAAGTGCGCGTTCCGCTTGCATCGGAAATGGAAGTTATAAATAAACGTATATCTGAAGTTGATGTTGCAAAAAAAACTGAAGAATTAATGAATCCACTTTTGGAAAAAAAAGATTCATTAGAAAGCGAATCAATTATTTATCTTGATGATGATGTTTTGGTAGACGGAAAATCAGTAAAAGATTTGGCAAGAATGACTGCTCAAACTGAGCAACGCATTCTTGAAATGGTGAAATTGCTTTTGCCAGAAATGGAAGGCATAAACATGGAAGAATTAACTTATCAAGAAATTAATGATGAGTTTCCATTTCCTGTGCAATTGGAATTGATGAAAAAGATTGCGGAAGTTATTTCGCCCGGCTATGAGGAAACGCGAAAAAACTAACAAGCTCATTGCGTTTGCAGACTAGGACATACCTGTTAGCGCATGGCGGTAATCCAGATGCAATGAGCGAAGATGATTTTAGTGCAGTAATGATTGCTTTGAATGATGGATTTATAGGTAACAAAGTTTTATTAAATACTTTGGGTCTATTAACTACTGGTGTTTTTAATTACATTCGCGGCGCAAATTCTAAGGCGTATGTATTAAGTGAAATTCTGGGGTTGTCTTATGATTACATTTACAAACCAATGACAGATAAGCAAAAAGCAGAGGAAGCAAATCAGCGGTTATTGATGTTTATGCAAATGTCACCCGGCGCACAAGGAAAATTTTAACATGGCTGCACCAAAACAAAGTTTTAGTTCGGTTTATGGCGCACAAGAATTAGCGTATTTACTTGAACAAATAAGCAAAGATTATGGTGTGGAAAGTGCTGATAAAAATGTATTAATTCCTGCTGCAAAGAAAGCAATGACAATTGTTTTAAATGCCGCAAAAGCTAGTTTAAAACCCGGTGAAGGTTACGATACAGGGCAATTACAAAGAACTTTGCGCGTAGATGCAAGACTAGCAAGACCAAAAGATCGAAAGTCAAAATATGTCGAACCAACTGATTTGGTTATTGCTCAAGTTTCTGCATTGCTTGATAAACCTGGAAATGATGTTTCAGATGGTCGCGCCATGTTTGTTGAGTATGGTACAAAAAATCACAATAAAACAATGGCTATTCCCAAAGGATTATCAAAGCGTGGCAAACTAGCATTACAACGTGAATTTGGTACGGTTAGAATGGCAGCAAGACCATATTTAAGACCAGCACTTGAAAACAATCAAAATGAAGTAGCAGAAAAATTAAAAATTGAAATTCAAAATCAAATTAAAAAGTACAAAGCAAAACAAAGCAAAGGTTAAATCATGTCATTAATTGCGCGTCTTGGTGTCATTCTTGGTTTAGATAACAAAGAATTTATTTCTGGCATTGATCAAGCCACAAATAAAACGCGCGAATTTGAGATGAATCAAAAACGTGCGCTGCGTAATGCACAAAAAGCGCAAGACGAATTAATAGCGAATGTTGGGAAAGGCGCATTAGCAATTGCGGGATTGGCATTGGCGGTCGGTAAAGTATTTCAATACGGTGATCAAATTGATGAAACAGCAAAAGGATTTGATGTAACAACAAAAGCCATTCTTGCAATGCAAGCTGCATTTCAAGATTCTGGCGGTCAAATAGAGGATGCGGGTGGCGCGTTACAAAAGTTGGCAATTGCCCAGCAAAATGCAAAAGATGGCAATGATGCCATGCGCGAATCTTTTAAAAAGTTAGGCATTAGTGGCAGAGATGTTGAAGAATTAAATCTTGAAGATTTGTTCAAGCGCGTGGCGCAAGAGCTTTCTAAAATGGATGATTCAACGCAGCGCGTGGCATTGCAAACAGAAATACTTGGTAAAGCAGTTAAAGGAACAAACTGGAAGGATTTTGTATCCAATTATAAAGAATTGGGTGATCCTGCTTTGCTATATTCAATTGAAGAAAATGCAAAAGCATGGGGCAACATAGAAGCAACATTTAGAGAATTGCTTCTTATCGCGCAAAAAATGGTTACGCCATTCGCATTGTTGGTTAATCACATTTCAGATATACGCAAAGAATATCAAAGGTTACAAAAAGAAGGTGCTGATACTGAAATTGATTTTGGTGCTGCATTTGGCGGTATGCCGGGCGAAGCAATTGTCGGTTCATACGGTGAAGCAAAAAGCTATATAAAAGCAAAGCCAATTGCACTAGAAGTTAAAGAAGGAGATTACAAATCACAAACAGAAAAACAAATAGGCGATGCAAAAAAAGCCGAAGAATCTCGAAAACAAATGAAGTTGGATATTGAATTAATTCAAACAAAAGCAAAGATTGCAAATGAAATGTTTGCAATAGATTCTAAAGGAATTGTGTTAGGACAAGAAGCTATATCGCAAGAAAAAATGTTATTGGACTTGGCAAACAGTATTGCTGAGATTCGCACCAATGCAACAAAAGAACGGAATAAAGATAAAGCTCAAATTGATTTAATTAATCAAAAAGAAAAAGAACAAATTGCTGCAAGAGTTGCTGAATTTGGTTTTGCAAATGGTTTGCGTATGCAGCAACGTGAGCGCGAACATAAACTCGCAATCCAATTTATTGAAGAAGAAGGGGTGGCGCAAAGATATTTATATGAAATTGCAGCGCACTCAAACCTTGATTTGCTTGATGTAGAAAAAGAAAGATTTGAATTAGGCAATGCTGCTTATGAATTAAAAAAATTAGAAACAGAAAAACAAATAGCAATTAGAAATTTAAGTGCAAGTTTTTATGAAACAATAAAGCAGGTAACTAAAGAATATGATTTGTCGGCAAAATCGGCAATGGATTTGGAATTGTATGAACAAAAAATTGAGGAAGCAAAAAGATCGCAATTAGTTCAACTTATTTATTTGGTTTCTGTTGAAGATAAAAGAAAAGAAATTTTAAAAGAACAGATAGCCATTGAAGACAGAATGTTTAAGTTGGATTTGGCGCAGCAAAAAGGCAGAGACATTGCAAACATTCAATCTCAATTGGCTGTTGATAAAGATAGACTAGGTCTTGAATATCGCCGATATCAATTATCAACAAATCAATATAACCTGCAAAATCTGCAACTTGAAAATATAAATCGATTAATTGAAGCTGAAAAAAAATATTCAGATCAACAAAAAGAAGCGTATTACGAAATGCAGCGTCAAGGTGGTGGGCAACTTGCGCGTGAACGATATGAAGAAAGAATCAAAGCAATTGCGGAAGTTCGTGACATAGAGTTAAGAGCATTAGAAGAAGTTAATAACGCAAGAACTAGAAATGCAGAAGCAGATGTAGCGCGGCAAAAAAGTTTTACAGATGGATGGGAGTATGCGGCAAGGCGATTCCGTGAGGATGCTGAAAATGCATTTAATCGTGGACAAGCAGCATTTGGCGCAGTAATGAGTAACATGGATGCGGCAATTAACAACTTTGTTGAAACAGGAAAATTTTCGTTTCAAGATTTTGCTTTGTCTGTAATTAAAGATTTAATTCGTATTGAAATGCAAGCACAAGCAACAATGCTTTTGCGAATGGTACTGAATTCGTTTGGCGGTATATCATTAGGATCGCCCAATGTAGATGCAGGAATTACAGGCAATATTGGAATGGCGGCATCTGGCGGTTTTATTAATGCGCCGACTATTGTTGGCGAGAATGGCGCAGAGTTGTTTGTGCCAAACACGCCCGGCACTATTATTCCCAATGGATCGTGGCAACAAGCTGCCGCAAACATGGGCAACAGTGGCTTTACAAACAACGGCACATATATCGCCAACATGAGTGCTATTGATACACAGTCGGCAACGCAGTTTCTTGCGTCAAACAAAAACACAATTTGGGCAGCGTATCAAAGCGCAAACCGTAGCATTCCGATTTCGAGGTAATAATGTCGCTGCAAACTATTTTATCGGTGGCTGAATCTGTCGGGATAAACGATCACAAGTTTGTCGGACAAATGCTGTCGCGCAATATGCGAATCAGCACTTCTGAAATTCTGACAACGCAGCCATTTGAGTTTGAATTACGCCCGATGAATTATTTGCTGTATTCGCAAAATCGGGCGGTGCTGTCTGCATTGAGAACAGTTGACAGGCAGGGTGAGCAATACTTAAATTTTGGCTCTACTGGTTGGGTCAACTATATTGCTTATCGTGGCGATATGACACCACTGGCTTCAGCTGCTTGCCAATATCAAGTTGCGACTGCCAATAAAACAATTGTCTTGGGTAATCTTCCTGCAATTGCATCAACAAGTTTTATTGTTAGGACTGGCGATTTTTTGCAGATCGACAGATACGCATATATTGCAACGGCAGACGTTCAGCGCGGCGCATCGTTAACGGTTAATATTCCGGTGCATCGCACGATCATGACAACTTTGGTTTCGCCGATTGATGCGGTGATCGGCCAATACGGAACGACAACTGCAATTGGCGGCAGCACTTATACCGGAGTTACATTCCCTGTGGTGATGCGGGATTACCCAACGTATTCGCTTGTGCCGATGACAAACGATTCGTTCATTCAATGGTCTGGTGGATTTAGAGCAATCGAGGTGATTCTGTGAATGTAATCACGCCAGTTCAAAATACAAACAATATTCGGTATGCAAACTTTGTTCGCATAACAACGCCATCGGCAACATACCGATTTGCAACAACTCCATCGGCACTGACTATACCGGCAGTTGATGCCAATCCATTTACAGGCTTAGGGCAATTGGTCAGCGTAGGGTCGGCGCAGCGCGATATTAAATCAACGGCAAACGAAACAACGGTGACGCTGGTCGGCATTGATACGTCAATGCTTGCTCTGGTATTGGGCGCAGAGATTAAAGGCTCACAAATTGAAATGTGGCATGGGTTTTTTGATGCCAATAATCAACTGTTAAACAATCAAGTTTTATATTCAGAAGATTTTACAAATGCAGAATGGATTAAAACTAGATCATCAATTTCTAGTAATTCAACAATTGCGCCTGATGGCACGTTGACTGCCGATAAATTAATTGAAGACACGGCAGCAGGATCGCATTTTATTCAGGATTCAATTAATTATGTTGCTGGTCAAATTTATACTTTATCAATTTACGCAAAAGCAGATACAAGATCAAGCATTTCAATTCAAATGCCGGGCCCCGCATTTACGACAATTAAATCGGCATTTTTTAATTTAAGCACTGGTGCAGTTACAAATATTTCAACTGGTGCAACAGCAAACATAGAAAATGTTGGTAATGGTTGGTACAGATGTTCAATTACTTCAACTGCAACAACAACTGCAACTGCATCAACTGCAATTGGAATTCTGGCAATTGGAACGTCAATTTCATACACTGGCGATGGAACAAGCGGGTTGTTTATTTGGGGCGCTCAATCTGCTATTGGTTCGCCAGCATATTTGCCGACAACAACAACAACAAATTCTGGTCTGTACCAGTTCTTCAATGGCTACATTAATTCATTCACAATCAATGAACAGTGGATGGAGGAAGCAAGGGCTTATGTCGGTGTCATTTCTGTGTCTGCATCTTCGATTCAATTGATTTTGCAAAACCGTGTGGCAGGGCGATATACAAATAATAACTCATGGCAATTTTATAACTCAGGCGATAATTCAATGGATCGCGTGAATTACATTAGCACGATCAATTACTATTTTGGCAAGGACGCTCCAGCCAATTCATAAAAGGAAAAGACATGATAAGACAGGCAAACAAGTTTGACATTTCCGCAATTATCGAACTGCTGAAGCAATACCGGGAAGCGGCTCCACTGAATGTTTTGAAATATGCGGATGATGAGCAATACATTGAGCAACTGTTGTCGGAATTGCTGGCGGGATCGGGCATCATTTTCTTAGCTGAAAAAGACGGGCTAATTATCGGGATGCTGATTGCTGCCATTATCCCGAATATATGGAACCCTAAAGCGCGTCAATGCAGCGAGGTGGCATATTGGGTCAACCCAGAATATCGAGGCGGCACAGCGGCTTATAGATTGATTACAACCTATGTGTCAGAATGCGAAGCAATGGTAAAGCAGGGCAAGATACAATTTTATACAATGACTAAAATGGTCAATTCTCCAGACTTAAAGTACAACAAGTTTGGGTTTAATAAACTTGAAGAAACATGGTTTAGATAATGCCAAGTTCAATAATTGCTGCTGGTGCGTATCTTGTAGGCTTATACCAAACAAGTGTGGTGTTTGCTTTTGCGGTCAACATGGTTGCAAGCTCAATTATTGCGCGGGTATTTGCGCCGGATGCGCCATCAAATAGTTCAACGGCAGCAAGGAATCCCGGCAGTCGGATAACGGCTCCTCCAGCGGGTGACAATAAATTGCCTGTGGTTTACGGAACGGCTTATGTTGGCGGCGCATTGGTTGACATGAGCATTACAGGAAACAATCAAGAAATTTATTATGTGTTGGCATTGTCTGAAGTAACAAATACCGAATCAGGCGGCGGTGGCGATACTTTTACTTTTGGTAAAATTTATTATGCTGGCAAACGGGTAATTTTTGACGGCACAGATTTAACCAAAGTCGTTGCATTGCAAGATGAATCAACCGGACTGAATGACACTACGATAAACGGCAAGATAAATATTTATCTTTACCGAAACGGCTCTGCTAATCCAACAAACACAGCATTGTCGGCGAATCAGGTAATGAGTTCTGCCGGACTTGTTTATACATGGTCTCCGACAAAACAAATGTCAAATTGCGCGTTTGCAATTGTTAAGCTGCGGTATAGCGTTACTGCAAATATTCGTGGTTTGGATTCAATGCGATTTCAAATTACAAACTCAAGGTATTTGCCGGGTGATTGTTTCTTTGATTATTTTTCTTCAACTCGATATGGCGCAGCATTGCCTTCATCCAGTATTGACACAGCAAGTTTGACAGCGCTTAATGTTTATTCAAATGAAGACGTTGTTTATACAAGTTTTAATGGCGCGAGCGATTTAATAAAAAGATTTAGATTTGATGGTGTTGTGGATACACAGCAAACCATCATGACCAATATTCAATTGATGGCGAATAGTTGCGATTGTTTGGTCAAATACAATGAGATAACCGGCGAATGGGGCGTGATTGTTCAGCAGCCAAGCTATACAGTTGCAATGGCATTAAACGATTCAAACATTATCTCAGGGCTGACCATATCGCCTGTTGATCTAAGCAATTCATTTAACATTGCAGAAGTTAAATTTCCTGATGGTACGCAGCAAGATTCGTTCGCGTCTGCGGCTTATGATTTGGCAGTTATTGATCCGGCATTGCTGTATCCAAACGAACCAGTCAACAAACAGGAAATTAATTTAAGTTTTGTAAATAGCAATGTTCGGGCGCAATTGCTGGCAAATAGATTTTTGGAATCCTGCCGCGAAGATTTGCAAGTGCAACTTCGGATTAACTATGTCGGCCTTCAATTAGAAGCGGGCGATATTGTTACCGTTACAAATACAAATTACGGATGGACAAATAAACTTTTTAGAATTGCAAAAGTAAACGAAGATTTTGGTGAAGATGGCAGCATTACCGCAACGCTGTCTTTAATGGAATTTAATCCTGCCGTTTTTAATGATGCAAATATTACTGAATTTACTCCGGCTCCGAATACCGGGTTGGGTAATCCTTTAACATTTGGCTCAATACCTGTTCCGACAATTGGCGGTTTAAATCCAAACGCTGCAAATCCATCGTTTCAAATTAACGTCACAACAAGCTCAAGCGGCATTACCCAATACGCTGAAATTTGGTATTCGGCATTTATTAATCCAACAACGGCACAAAGAATATTTGCTGGCACGACTGCAATTGAAAGCAACGGCGATCCTTACAATGTGTCAACGGCAATGCCGCCTGTTACATTGACGAGCATTCCGGCTGGCAATTGGTATTTCTTCAGTCGCATGGTTAATCAATTGGGTAGCAGCAATTTTTCCAGCGCATCGGCTTTGCTGCAATGGAGGCCCACAACATTCACTTATGCAAATCAATATTTGATTGTCGCTTATGGTGACAATTTTTCTGGCGCTGGCTTAAATGCTTCGCCTATTGGTAAAAATTATTACGGATTATTTAATTCGACATCATCATCATTCAGCACAAACCCGGCTGATTACACATGGTATTTGGCGCAGCCTACATTTGGAACAGCAAATAAACTTTGCTATATAAACCGAACAGGTCGCACGTTTAGTTTTGGCACAGCACCGGCGGCTTACGCTGCAACAACTGCGGCTTATGTGCCAGCATCAACGTTTGACGCTTCGTTATGGTCGGCATTACCAGACGGAACAAACTCAATTGATTTGGATATTCGCACAGGGCAATTGCTGACAACTGGCACGACTACGGTCGGCGGTGGCGAAATTGCAATTACCAACAATCCGAATGGCACATTAGTTGGATCGCTTTCCCCGTTTCTTAATTTTGGTGGGGCAAATACTTTTACCGGTAGCGGCGCAAACCTGACCATTGATATTTATGGGCGCGTAGTCGGGCTTGTTGCGCCCGATGGTTTTTACTATACAAGCTGGGAAGCAGTGGCTACTGCCGGTCAAACGGTATTTACTCCAACAACAAGGGGCGCAGGATATATTAACGGGCAAGACTTGGTATTTAGAAACGGCGTTTTGCTTGTGCCGACAAGTGAATACACAGAAACAACAACATCTGTTACGCTGTTGAATGCTTGTGTTGTCGGCGAACAGATTGCGATCATTTCGTTTAGGTCAACAAGCACAGCGGTTTATTATGCAAACATGGATATTGCGTACAGTTCTGGAACCGGAACAAACACGCTGACGTATTCAAACCTGCCAAGCCAATTAATAAACCCCGGCGATGTACTGACTTTTTCAAATACTGGTACGCCAACACAATACACAGTCTCAACAATCAATTACGCAACAAAACAAATCGTATTTACGACAACATTTACAGCAACCGCAGGAAGTACGGTTTATCGGTATCGCGCATTGGGTTCAACATACCGATCATTTAGTCGGTGGGATGTGTCGCTGACTGCCGCATCTAGTTATGCGCCGACACAGTTTCAAATTATTTCAGGCTCTGAAATTTTCTTTTTAAATGGAACAATAGTAAACGATCAAGACTATGATTTGAGTTCAAACGTGGTCAGTAATTTTCCATCAACAGCGACAGGAAATTTTACAATCATTCAGTTTGCACATAATAACTTCGGTGTGCCAAGTGGGTTGCCATCTTTAATTTCTACTTACACAGTTAATGGTCAAGCAGTTTATTCATTTTCTTATGAAGCAGATGCGTTTGAATTATATGGAAATGGTTGTTTGTATGTGCCGGGTGCTGGCAATGATTACAGTGTCGCAACGGGAACTTATACATTGAATCCATCGCCAAACAATAATATTACAGTTCTTTCACAACAAACATTCTCACGAACGGGTGCAGCATGACGCAAGCATTTAATTTATCGCAACTTGGAAACAGGGTAAACACATCAGGGCAACTTGATGCGTCAACGGGTTTATTTAATCAAGCTCCTGTTGCTAATGGTGGCACTGGTCGTTCAACATTGACGGCAAATAATGTATTGCTTGGCAATGGCACATCTGCCGTGAATTTTGTTGCGCCCGGCACAAATGGAAATGTTTTAACAAGTAATGGAACAACATGGCAATCAACAGCGATTAGTGTAGTGCCAATAATTCAAACGCAAACGCTTACAGGTTCAGGTTCATGGAGTAAACCCACAACCGGAAATTATCAATGGGTAAAAATTGAGATTTGGGCGGGTGGCGGTAGCGGTGGACGTTCTCCTAGCGTTTATCCGGGCGGCGGCGGTGGTGGTGGCGCATACAATACAATTACAGTTCCTCTTTCATTTCTTGCTTCGTCTGAAAATTATACCGCTGCTGCTGGTGGAGCAGCACGATCAACAAATGGTGTTGGTAATATCGGAGGAAATGCTAGTTTTTCAATAACAAATTATCCAGTTAAATCTGCAACTCTTTTGGCTTTTGGCGGTGGTGGTGGTGGTGGCACAACTACAACTGGCAGTCAATCGGGCGGTGGTGGTGGTGGCATAACTTCGGCAGGTACTAGCTCGTCTGGCGGAACTGGAAGTTCCATTGGCATTGGCGGCAATCCAAATATCGGCACTGAAGATCAAGTGTTTGGTGGTACAGATGGCGCAGCTTCTGGCGTGCCTGCAAAAAGCACAATATACGGTGGCGGTGGCGGCGGTGGCGCAACTTCAAGTGCAACCGGAGGCACACCCGGAAATAGTGTTTACGGCGGCGGTGGCGGTGGATCGACAAGTGGGTCAGCGGGAATTGCTGGCGGCACAAGCATTTTTGGTGGCAATGGCAGTGCTGGCGTTCCAAATGCGGGAACCGCATCCGCAGGACAAACTCCTGCTGGCGGTGGCGGCGGATCTGAAGCTGGCACAAGCGGCGCAGGTGGCAATGGTCAAATCGTTCTGACATGGTGGTAAATATGGACATTAAAAATTACGCAATTATTAATTCAAAAACTCATATTGTTGAGAATGTAATTATTTGGGATGGCAGGACAGAGCCATTACAAATTACAAAGCCAGAAACAATTGTTGATGAGCAAGGCAATGAAATTGAAACTGGCAATACTGTTGCGGTCGAAACAATTATGCCGTGGACTGCTCCGATAAATACATATGTGATTTGTATTGAAGGCATGGAAGCGGGTATTGGTTGGCTTTATAATGAAGGCGAATTTCAGGACGTAAGATTCCCGCCTGAAGAAACCATTGAACCTGAGTGATTAATATGGACTGCAATACAAATCCAAACTGTCAAGATGCCGCAGATCGCGCGGTTAAAAAAGTGTTTGCCATTCTTGGGGTTGATGTTGACAAACCCGAATCGGTTGAAGAATTCCGCGAAGATTTGCGGTTTGGTAAAAAACTGCGTCGATGGGCAGATCATGGAACGCTGGCATTTATTGCGGTGCTGGCGGTTAGTCTTGCTGGCGCAATAATTATTGGTCTTCAATCAAAGATCGGCGTTAAATAATGCGAGGTTAAAATTGATCCGCTTACATTGCTTGCTGCCGCAAACGCTGCTGTTATTGCGGTAAAAAAAGGATGCCAGTTATATAAAGACATCCGAGGGGCAGCCGGGGAAGTTAAAGAAGTGTTGGATGATTTAAAAACTCAATTTCAAAAAATACCTAATCCAACAAACGCACAAAAAATACAATACAACGAAGAAGTGCAGCGAGTTCAGGAAATAGGCAAGGCTGATCCAAACAATGTATTCATTCAGATTGGAAATGATTTGGGTGTGTTGATGGATGAATACGACAAAATCGGCAAGGTCTTTATTCAGCAAGAAGCAGAAGCAACTCAAGTTTATACAGGCAATCAAAGCATTGGTAAGCGGGCATTGATGCGCGTGATTATCCGGTCAAGGCTGGATGCAATGGTTGCAGAGTTGCGAGAAATGATGGTCTATAAAGCGCCAACAGAGTTGGGTGATTTGTGGACAAAATACGAAAAAATGTGGCGGCAAATTATTGTCGAGCAAGACGAAGCGCATAAACGCGAAACTGCAAAGATGCAAATTCAAGCGGCGCGGCAACGCAGACTTGCAAGAAAAAGGAAAGAGGAAGCAGTATGGGTTGGCGCAATCCTTTTCGTGGTGGCGTGGTACGCAGGGCTAATGGTAATGCTTCGAATGAGCCAGACGTACCGTGGGCATTACTCGTTGCCGTGGTGGTCTTGTGTTTTGTGTTAATGATTGCGTTGCCGGTAATGGGTGTGATGTATATGGACATGAACAATGCTTTGTACAAAGCTGCACAAGAAACTCGCAAGATGAAGGAACTCAGATTAAAAGTTATTCGTGAACTAAGGGGTGAAGAATGAACGATGCAACGGACTGGATGACAACCAAATGGCGGCCAATGATGGCTATCACCTACATGGCAATCTGCTTGTGCGACTTCGTGCTGTTTCCTATTCTGTGGGCTATTGTTCAGTTTTGGGAAACGCAAGCTGCCAATGATGCTTTCCGCCAATGGGCTTCGCTGACGTTGCAATCAGGCGGCTTTATACACATTACATTCATGGCGATTCTGGGAATCTCCGCATGGACTCGCGGTCAAGAAAAGATTGAATCAATCAAAGCCGGGAAAGACGAAGATGCCTAACCCATGGGTTATTGTTGGGGTCTTTGCTTTGGTTATTGGTTCCTATTTTTATGGGAACCATGTTGGCGTTCAAATGACAAAGGCAGAATGGGAAGCGGAGAAAGCCACAGCGGCTATTGAAGCAGGTAAGGTATTGGACAAAGCCAATAAAGAAGTGCGCGAGTTGGAGCATCTGCTGGCAAACACACAAAACAAGGTGGAAAAAGTCTATGTTGAAAAGATTAGAACAGTCGAAGTTGAAAGCAAGCGGCTTGTTGATATTGCTCGCACTGACGGGTTGTTCATCAACGCCACGTGTTCAGACAATAGTAACGCCATGCCCGGTGCTGCCGCCAGTCCCGGCGGCGATCATGGAGGAACGAAAGCCAGACTTTCAGGAGAGGCTGCGGAAGCTCTTATCGCCATCGCAGCAGACGCAGACGAAATCACCCACCAATTGACAGCGTGTCAGGAGATACTAAGAAATGAAAGAGAACTACAACGAAGCACTGAAAGCAATCCTTAAACACGAAGGCGGTTTCGTAAATCATCCCCGTGATCCCGGTGGAATGACAAACTTAGGTGTC